TCATTGGACCATATATGACTGCTTCGAAGATTGCTTCTGGTGCTGTTGCAAATGTCGCAAAATTGTTTGGTTATAGTAGACCAACTATTATCACTGACATAGTGTTAACCAAACCTTCCCCTGTGGGAAATTTGGCCAATACAGATGCGGCAGACGCTGCCATGAAATTAACCATGGATAGCAAATGTGAATTGACCGTAGATTCACGCACCGTTGGATTAGATGGTTCTGATCAAATGGGTATTGTTGATATGGCTTGTAGGGAATCTTATTTAACTACATTTGATTGGAGTCCAGATGAGACACCTGATCAGCTATTGTGGAATACTCGCGTTTTACCCATGCAATTGGATAATGTTCAAGGAGAAATTCATATGACTCCTTTGGCTGCTGTTGCAACTGCTTTTGAATCTTGGCAAGGTTCTTTGAAATTCCGATTTCAAGTAGTTAAAAGTGATTTCCATAAGGGTAGGATTTTGGTTCGTTGGGATCCAAACCAACTAGGATCTGAAGTTTCTTATAATACAAATTATTCTCGAGTAATTGATATTGCAGAAACTGATGATTTTGAAATTGTTGTAGGTTGGGGTCAGTCCGCACCGTGGAAAGAATGTGGGGAACCATATTCTGCTGGCAGTAATTTTTCGGCTAATAGTAGAATAGTTGGAAATACAACACAAGGAAACGGAATACTGGAATTAGCAGTTCTTAATGACCTTGTTAGTCCTAGTATTGACGCTCCTATTTCTATCAATGTTTTTGTATCAGCTTGTGATGATATAAAATTTGCTGGCCCAACAAATTCAAAAATGCATAATATTCATCTTTTTAATGCACCTCCTCCTGAATTGTTGGCGTCTCAATCAGGTTCCAGTACTGAAACACTTTCTGATAAGCCTACAGCGTCAGGAGAATTAGTGTCCATTGCATCAAAAAGTGATCCTAACGACCAGACTTATTTGGTTTATTATGGTGATCCTCCCTCATCAATACGGGAATTGTGTAAACGTTATACGTATACGCGATATTGGCTGCCTGAAGCGGCTGAAGATGATGACGTCCGTATTAATGTGTTGCGTAATAAGAATATGCCTTATTATTCGGGATATGATCCTGACGGTATTGATTTAACTGTTAATTCTACACAAATCACTGCTTCCCCTACCGCTTTTAGTTCATGGTTTACTCCATGTTTCGCTGGGCAGAGAGGATCTTTTCGCAAGAAATACATGTTTTCGGGAACTAGTAACCAAGCTCCACATGTTACTAGATATGATTATCTGCCTGCCGGCAATGGTTATATTATTTCTGCAGCCCAAGCATTGAGCAAAGGATCAGTATTTCTTCAGAAATTCTTATCCTTAACGCTTAATCCTGCATCTGGAAGTGGTTGTGCATCAACTAATATTGATGTTAACAATACAGTAGAAGTTGAATTTCCGTTTTATTCGGATCGAAGATTTACAGCCGCTAGAACTATTAAGGCTCAAAATCTACAATGTAATTCGCACACAGTTGCAACCACATCATTTAATTATGATACAATTGGTCCTACACCTGCTGCTTTTGATGTTGCTTACCAGCAACACGATGCCGTTGGAGAAGATTGGTCTTTATTTTTCTTCACAGGAGTGCCAATTATGTACAAATATAATATTAGTGTAAATACATAAAAAATTGGGAAATCGTAAGATTTTCAACCCAATTAAAATAATTTGATAATCGATACTATGCATTAGTCTAAACTGGACGTGCATAGAAACCCATGGGATGGCCCCATGGTGCGGCGCTAACGCGTCGCGAGGCGAACCTGCTCTTTAATGAGTGGCTTGACATTTAGATGTCTGGGGGTTTGCCTCCAGACTGATTTTGGTCAGGTCATAATTTTAAGAGTCAGACGCCTCGCTGTACTTACAAAGCCATCAGTTTTATCCTTAGGGATTTCTGAATTGCATTGTGAGTCTTAGTCGTTACCGAAAGGTATACGGCGAGGCCAATTCTGC